AACTCTGAATCACAGCTGAAGTCGGTGACATGGGGTGAGTTGAGTAGATGGTCAGCGATGCTGATCAACACGCACTGGTTTGAACTGTCGGCTACGAAATTGACTCCTGCTGTCTGGCTGACGGCTCTGGTTGAGCAACAGCTCAAGAAGGGAACGCGGTATTGGGGTGCTGAAGGGAAACTGTGGAGTGCTGAGAACCCAGACAGTTATGCTGGAGTTCACAACCACGATGGTATGATGTTGATCTTTGATGAGGCATCGGGCATACCCAACGAGATCTGGTCAGTAGGAGCTGGATTCTTTACTGAGAATATCTTAGATAGGTATTGGTTTGCTTTTAGTAACCCTAGAAGGAATGAAGGATACTTCTTTGAGTGCTTTCACAGTAAACGTGCGTTCTGGAAAAGTAGAATGGTGGACGCAAGAACTGTTGAGGATACTGACAAACAAGTATATGATCAGATTATCGCTGAGTATGGTGAAGATTCGCACCAGGCTAAGGTGGAAGTGTACGGTGAATTTCCAACTGCCGGTGAGGATCAGTTCATATCACCTGAATTAATTGAAGATGCTTTTGAACGTCCACAGTATAAGGATACAACTGCACCTATTATAATAGGTGTCGATCCTGCTAGAGGAGGAGCTGACTCAACGGTGATTGTGATCAGACAGGGTAGGGACATCCTGATGATTAAGAGATATTCTGGTGAAGATACTATGGCGATCGTGGGTAGGGTGATCGAGGCTATTGAGCAATATCGTCCAATATTGACGGTAATTGATGAAGGTGGCTTAGGATATGGTATTCTTGACCGATTAGTGGAACAACGATATAAAGTGCGAGGAGTGAACTTCGGCTGGAAAGCAACCAACTCAGTGATGTGGGGGAACAAACGTGCTGAAATGTGGGGGGATATGCGAGACTGGCTTAAGACAGCAAGCATAAGAGAGGACAGGCAATTGAAGTCTGATCTGATCGGCCCTATGAAGAAACCTAATTCTTCAGGTACAATCTTTTTAGAAGGTAAGAAAGAAATGCGGTCAAGAGGTTTAGCTTCTCCTGATGCGGCTGATGCTTTAGCGGTGACGTTTGCGTTTCCGGTAGCTCACAGAGAACATGTAGAAAAGGAACGTAACTCCACAGGAAGCAGCGCTGCTTCCTGGATGGGTGCTTAATAATACTTTATAAGGTAAAACGATGGCCAATTTAGATACTGACTCAATATACGATTCATTAGGCGTAGGTGCTGATGATGAACTATATGATGATACAGAAAACGAACTAGACGAAGAAGAATCTGATGCAGACGTGCTGAAAGAGATTCGTGAGCGTTTTAGTTCAGCAGTAGAGTTTACTGCTCAAAACAGACAAGAAATGTTGGATGATATACGTTTTGCTAGATTAGGCGATCAATGGCCTGAATCTGCAAAGTATGACCGTAATCGCCCAGGTAAAGAAAGACCTATGTTAGTTATCAACCGATTGCTTCAGTATCGTGATCGAGTAGTAAACGAAATCAGACAGAACACACCTAGTATTCGTATTAGACCTGTTGATGACGATGCTGATGTTGCAACTGCTGAAGTATTGCAAGGCATCATTCGTCATATTCAAGATAACAGTAATGCAGGTATGGCTTATGATACTGCTGTTGAATCTCAAGTTGATATGGGTATTGGTTATGTCCGTATTCGTAATGACTGGGCTGATGATAATTCATTTGACCAAGAGATTTATATCGACCGTATACCTGATCCTTTTAAAGTGTATATGGATCCGCACAGTAAATCACCAGATGGCTCTGATGCTGAATGGGCTATTATTGCTGAAGAAATTTCTAAAGATGAATTTAAACGTCAATATCCTGATGTTGATGAAACTCATTTTGATGATGCTGGTAATGGTGATGCTCAAGGCTGGTACACTAAAGACAGCGTGAGAATAGCTGAATACTATTATATAGAGCATGAAGATGTAGAGATCGTTGATCCTCAAGACCCTACTCAAACACGTATAGCTGATAAGAAGCGCTGCATGTGGTGTAAGGTGACTGGTGATACTGTATTAGAACGTACAGAGATTCCAACTAAGTTTATACCTGTTATTCCTGTCATCGGACATGAATTATGGTTACAAGGTAGACGTTACTTATCGGGTTTGATTCGTAATGCTAAAGATGCTCAACGTCTTTATAACTACTATTTATCTGCTAATGCTGAGAATGTCGCCTTATCTCCTAAAGCTCCGTTTATCGGTGTGGCTGGACAATTCGAGACAGACCCTAATTGGGGCAGAGTAAACAAAGAATCAGTCGCATACCTCGAATATGACCCTGTATCGATAGCTGGAACACCTGTTGGCTCACCTCAACGTGCTATGCCGCCACAATCTAGCCCAGCGATCATGCAAGCGATCCAGTTGGCAGAGAATGACATCATGCAGTCTATGGGTATTTACCAACCAACACTAGGCGCTCAGTCTAATGAAACGTCTGGTAGAGCTTTGATGCTACGTCAAAAGCAAGCTGATATTAATATTTTCCATTATCAAGACAATTTATCACGTTCAGTTCGTCAAATTGGTCGCGTAGTGTTAGATATGATACCTAAAGTCTATGATAGACCTAGAGTAGCTAGAATATTAGGTGAAGATGGTTCACCAAGAACTGTAAACTTGAATCCTAATACTCAAACACCATCAGCTAATACTGATAATCCTGCAATAGACTCTATTTTTAACCCCACTATTGGGCGTTATGATGTAGTTTGTGATGCTGGCCCATCTTACGCTACAAAACGCGATGAAGCGGCTAATATGATGATTACTTTGACTCAAGCTAACCCTAGCTTATTCAATATCATCGGTGATTTAATGCTGAAAAATATGGATTGGCCTGGAGCTGAAGAAATTAGTAAGCGTTTACAAGCAATGTTACCTCCACAACTTCAAGCTGTAGCTAAAAGTGGTGACAAGGTTGATCCTCAAGTTATACAAGCACAACAAATGATGGATCAGTTAGCCGGACAAATGGAACACATGAGCGCTGAAATTCAGCAATTACGTGACCAAAAGATGATCGCTATACAAAAGCAAGAACGAGAATGGTATGAAGCTCAAACTAAGCGTATGGATGTAGAAGGTAAGCTTATGATGACTGATACTCAACTTCAAGCTTCTGTAAGAGAGAATCTACAGTTAATGTTAAGTATAGGTGGTCAACAAACTATAGAAGAAACACAAGAGTATGAACAATTAGAAGCTGAAACTATGGCTTTAGGACAACAACAACAACAACCGCAACCACAAGGTCAACCTCAAGCCCCTGCTGCTCCTAGAAGCGCTGGATCTATGACTAGAAAACCTGATGTGGATGCGTTAACTAGCAACGCGAAACCCGGAGAATCATTATGAGTGAAGAAGTAGAAGTACAGGAAGTAGAATCGCAAGAAGTTGAAACACAAGAAGTTGAGTCACAGGAAATTGAAGCTGTAGCTGAAGAAGTTGAGCAAGATCCTTGGTATAAAAAAAGGATCGATGAATTAACCAGAGATAAACATGATGCAAGGCGACAAGCTGAGCGTTTTGAGCAAATGCTTAATCAACAAGAGCAAATGCTTAAGCAATTAACTCCTCAGCCAGAACAAGCAACAAGATTAGCAGCTCCTGATGCGTCACAGTTTGCCGGTGGGCAGTATGATCCTCGATATATGGACGCTATGATGAACTACACGCGTGAATCTGCTGTAGCTGAAGCAAGACAGGCTGTAGCTCAAGAATATGAGCAGAGAGCGCAATATCAAGCTCAACAATCAGCACAAGTAAGATTAGAAACTGCTGAAGCTTCAGCTAGAGTGAAATACGCTGATTATGACTCTGTAATTGAAAGAATCACGACTGACCCTCGTTTGGCTCAGAACGCGACTATCAGAGAAGCTATATTAGGCATGGAAAACGGCCCTGATATAGCTTATCAATTAGGTAGAAATCTTGATATTGCTTATGAAATATCTAATATGTCTCCTATTCAAGCTGGAATGAAATTAGCATCTATCATTAGACAAGATTCTAAAGTAAGCTCTGCACCTAAGCCTTTAAAGCCTATAAACGGTACTGGAGGGGCTAATAATGCAGCTAGAGCGTATGCTGAAATGTCTACTGCGGAATATATTGCAACTCGTAATGCTGAAGATAAAGCTAAGCTTATGGCAAGAGTTAAACACTAATCCTTCTCCGACTCGCCACTGATTAACCTCAGTGGCATTTTTTTGTGTACTTTTTAATATCACTATGGTATATAATAGAGCCACGTCTATCTGAACTTTTGCCTGTTTAGATAGTTAGGCATCTAAGTACAGATAATTCAAGGGATTGGCTCCCATCTGGAAATAAAACAGGCTATAAAAAACCTTTTCTTTTCATTTGGAGACACTATATGTCTAATCAATTGCTTACCATAAGCATGATTACAAACGAAGCTTTGCGGGTCTTGACCAACAGCTTAGTTTTTACTCGTGCAATTAGCCGTCAATATGACGACAAATTCGCCATCGAAGGCGCAAAAATCGGTACTACAATCAACTTGAGAAAACCACCACGTTACGTTGGTAGATCAGGCCCAGCTTTACAAATTGAATCTTCTGTTGAAACTTACGTTCCATTAACTCTGAACACTCAGTTCGGTGTTGATATGGCGTTTACTACTCAAGAT